CTGAAGGCCTTCATCCGCGCCTTTGGGCCGCGTGCGCTGGCCGATCTCCAGCAGCTGGTCGAGCAGCATCACCAGCAGGCCCAGGGCGAAGGCGAGGAAAACGACGAGGAGACGGCGGGCGACCCGGCGGGCGACCCGGAGGGCGGCGCTGGCGACGGCCAGGAGGACGAGCAGGCGGAAGAGGACGATCAGCTGGCCGAGGCGGGCGGCGGCCTGCTCGACGGCAAGGGCACGGGCCAGAGCGATGAGATCGAGGCCACGACGCCGGGCGGCCACCCGGTGCTCCTCTCGGATGGCGAGTACGTGATCGACGCGCCCACGGTGGCGGCGCTGGGCGACGGCTCGACCAAGGCCGGGGCGCGGCGGCTGGACGACATGCGCAAGCAGATCCGCAAGAGTTCCTACGGCCACGACCGGCAGGCCAAGCCCATGAAGAAGGGCGGGGCGACGGTGGTTTTGAAGCTGAAATGATGCAATTGAGCGGCACCCGGGGCTGGGAATATGCCTACGTGAAGGCTCTGGAGGAGAAACTTGAAAGGCTGCGCGACCAGCTGGAATCTGGGGTTGAGGTCCACTACCAGTACCTCTGCGGCCAAATTCATGGTATACGTGAAGCCATTGCGGATTTCTCTGAGGCGCGCAGCCGGTTTAACCCGGATGGCGATGCGGACCTCAAGGAGTGAGGCGAATGGAGTCGGAGACGATGGCCGAAGCGGTGCTGGCCGACAGAGTGCATGTTGGTGAGATTCCGGCACCAGCAATTACTGCTGACGACCGGATCGACGACATCCTCAATCCGGCGGGATATCACATTCTGGTGCGGATTCTGCCGCCGGAAAAGTCTCTGAAACGCTGGCAGAATTCCAATCTGGTCATGCCGGACGAGACGCGCGACCGGGAGTGGCTGGCGCAGCTCTGGGCTTTGGTGATCAAGCTGGGGCCGGATGCTTACCAGGATGAGCGGCGCTTCCAGTCCCGCTGGTGTAAGGCGGGCGACCATATTCTGATGCGGCCTTACGTGGGCACGCGGTTCATGGTGCGCGGCGCGCTGTACGCTTTGATCAATGACGACACGGTGCTGGCCGTGGTCACCGATCCCGGGGAGCTGGAGAGGGTCTGATGGCGGACGAGCCCAACACCGAACAGCCCGAAGTCACCGTCGAGGTGCAGCCTTACGATGAGAAGCCGGGCAAGCCGCAGCTCTCCGACGAGGAAGTCGAGAAGCTGGACACGCTGCCCGCCGAAGACGAGATCACCAAGTACGCCAAGGATGCGCAGAAGCGCATCAAGAGTCTGCACATCGCCAATCAGGAATGGCGGCGCAGGGTGGTGCAGTCCACCCGCGACGTGGCCACCGCCACCAATCTGGCGCAGCAGCTCTACCAGGAAAATCAGCAGCTGAAGGTTACCACGCAGCGCAGCGAGGGCGCGCTGATCGAGCAGGCCCTGCAGCGCGCCGATGCGCAGCTGGCGCAGGCCAAGAGCCGCTTTATGGGGGCGCGCCATGCGGGTGATATGGCGCAGGAGCTGGCGGCGCAGGAGGAGATCGCGCAGGCCGTGGCGGAGCGCGACCGCTTGCGTTTGCTCCGGCCTGCGCCGGTGCGGGACGGCGAGCAGGGGAGCCCGGCTCAGCCTGCTGCCCAGCCGCCGCCGCCGCAGGCGGAGAGCGAAGGCCTGCAGACTTTCCGGCGGCGCAATCCCTGGTTCCAGAAGCCCGGTGAGGAGAAGATGACCGGCTATGCTTTTGGAATTCACAATGCGCTGGACCGGCAGGGAATCACCGAGATCAACAACCCCAAGGAATACTGGGCTACGATTGAGCGCGAGATGCGCGAGGCTTTTCCGCAGCGCTTCGGTGAGAAGCCCGAGAAGCCCGACAAGCCTGAGAGGCCCGAGGGTGCTCGTCCGGTGGCGGTGGCTGGGGCCACGCGCACCAACGGCGCGGCGGAGCCGAAGCGGGGGCCGCGCCATGTGGTGCTGACCGAGAGTCAAGTTTCGTTGGCGCATTCGCTCGGACTTACCAACGAGGAGTACGCCATGCAGTTAGTCAGGGATGAGGGATTGCAGGAGGGGAGCTACCATGACATCGCTACTAAACGACGGTAGATTGCCGAGGGACGAACAGAGCCGCGAGGCAGAGTCGAGAGAGAAGCCGTGGTTGCCGCCGAATGCCTTGCCGGACCCGAACCCGCGACCGTCGATGGTCCATCGCTGGATCAGAACGTCGGCCATGGGCCAGAGCGATCCGGTGAATGTCTCCACCGCCTTCAGGGAGGGATGGGTGCCCATCGTAAGCGCCGAGTACCCCGAGCTGAAGATCCTCTCCGACCACGGGTCGCGCTGGCCGGAGAGCGTCGAGGTGGGAGGACTGCTTTTGTGCAGCGCACCCGCGAGTTTGACCACGAAGCGCAAGGAACATTACGAGCGTATGGCAAAGGCCCAGATGAAATCGGTGAACGATCAACTGGAATCCGAAGAGGACCCGCGCATGCGCACCATGTTCCGCGAGCATTACTCGACGGTCTCTCGCGGCTTCGGGCCAGGGGGCGACGACCGCCACAGGCGGGCGCGCGCCAACGCGCCTAACCGGGAACCATAAAATCTCAAACGCCGCTCTGCGGCAGACAAGGATCATACTATGGGCCAAATCGCAGGTCCGTATGGTCTGCGGGTTGTGAAGAATCTGGGCGAGGGTTATTTCGCCGGGGGGATGCACACGTACAGCATTTCCAACCCGGCGACGATAGCCGCGCGCGGCATTTATTTCGGCGACCCAGTGGGCCTACAGGGCGGTGACTTGATTCCGCTTACCGCGAGTCCGGCGGCAGGGGTGCCGGGGGTGGTTGGAATCTTTCAGGGATGCAGCTGGCAGGACCCGGTTCGCGGGTTTGTCAACTCGCAGTTTTTGCCCGCCGGGCTTCTTTCCACCGGCGCGAGCAACGTGAAATGCAAGGTCTCGGACTACCCTGGGGTAGTGATGCGCGTGCAGGCGGACGGCCCGGTGCAGACGACTCAGCTCGGCCTGAATGCGGCGCTGGGTAATTTCGCTGCGGGCAGCAACTCCACCGGCAACAGCGCGGTCAATCTGACCTCGGCCTCCATTGCCGCCGGGGCGACCCTGGCGGTGCGTATCTTTGGCTTCGTCAAGGATGCCGCGCCTTCGCCGGGCGCAGGCTCGATGCCGGGCGATCCGTTCACTGACGTTCTGGTGATCTGGAACTTCGGTATCGACCGATACCTGAATGCGACGGGAGGCTAAACCGAAATGCCAGCCATATCACGCGCACAATTGATGAAGGAGTTAGTCCCCGGGCTCAACGCACTGTTCGGTCTGGAGTACAACCGCTACGATGACGAGACCAAGGACATCTTCACCAGCGAGAACTCCGAGCGTTCGTTTGAAGAGGAGACCAAGGTCACGGGATTCGGTCCCGCCCCGGTAAAGGAAGAGGGCGAGGCCATCTTCTACGACGACGCGCAGGAGACTTACACCGCGAGATACACGCACGAGACGATTGCCATGGGTTTCGCGGTCACCGAGGAAGCTTTCGAGGACAATCTGTACGACTCGCTCTCGAAGCGCTACACCAAGGCTCTGGCCAGATCAATGGCGCACACCAAGCAGGTCAAGGGTGCGGCCATTCTGAACAACGCTTTCAATTCGCTCTACCCGGGCGGCGATGGAGTGAGCCTCTGCAATCTCCAGCACCCGCTGGTGATGGGCGGGGCCTACAACGCCAACACGCCGTCGACGGCTTCGGATCTGAATGAGACGTCGCTCGAGGCGGCGGCTACCACGATCTCGCTCTGGCTGGATGATCGCGGCCTGCTGATCGCGGCCAAGCCGCGCAGGCTGGTCGTTCCGGCGGCGCAGATCTTCACCGCCACGCGCGTCCTGCGCAGCCAGTACAGGCCGGGCACGGCGGATAACGATGTGAATGCCTTGTGGACCAACGGGACGATCCCCGAAGGATGGAAGGTCAATCACTGGCTGGTGGACCCGAAATCCTGGTATATCGTCACCGACATTCCCAACGGTCTGAAACATTTCACTCGCGTTCCGTTGCAGACCAAGGACGATCCCGACTTCGATACCGGGAACCTTCGTTACAAGGCAAGGGAGCGCTTTTCCTTCGGGTGGTCGGACCCGCTGGGGGTGTACGGCTCACCGTAGCATTTCACCCCTGCAGTGTAGCTGCTAAGCTGGGGCATAACGTCTCTACCTTGTTATGCCCCGCAAAAAATTAACCCCGCAAGAGATTCAGGCCAGAGGTGCGGCGATGCACGCGCGCATGGTCTACATGGCCGAGCACCCCGAGGAGAAGCGCAAGGCCGAGGAGCGGCTGCGCGCGCGCATTGTGAAGAAGGCCGCCCGGAACGTGGCCAAGCACGCGCCCGAGGTGACCGACATCCAGTCCAACGGCGAGTATGTGTCGGTGGCCTTCACGCGCAACAACGGGGAGCGGGTGATCGGGGACTACAAGAACATCGGCTGGAATGAGTCGCCCGCTAGCGAATGGCCTCGTCCTCAACGGGCTCGACGCCGTGCTGCGCCAGATGCGGCACCAGAAAGC